TGCAAAGAAGTCTTCAATCTGTTTGAACTGACTTGAGTTCAATCCATCTAACCAAGACATCAATTCTTTCTTGGTGCTATCTGCAGCAGACCAGCACTCATCTGCATCAAAGATCATATCAATGCATGATGCAATAATTTCAAATGACTTCTCAAGTGAAGATTCATCATCCGTATTTAAATCAAAGTTGTTCTGAATGAATTGATTCAGAGATGGATACTTCATACGCAATGTAAGTTTACCATCAAGATTAATATCTGTAGTATGATCTGGATCTTTCTGTACAGAAATCTCATCAATGTAAACCTTGACTGGAACTGTAGTCTCCCCATCATCAGGACAAGTTACAACCAGATCAATTGCTTCCCCAACTGACTTGCCACGAACATTTAAGAAGACATATTCAATGTCAAATGTAGGAAGTTCCTCTACTTTAACTCCTCTTGTTTGAATACAATCCTTCAGTGTTGTCTTGATTGCATTTGTGATTTGATCTACATTCTCACTTTCTAATGCAAGAATCAGAATCTTTTCTTCTCTGACTAAAAATGGTCTGTATTTAATCTTCTTTCCAGTTGAAGGTAATTCCAACTCATACGTTGGTGTAGAGATCTTTGGTAAAGGCATAATATCCTATAGATTTTTCAGGTATGATTATTTATTGAGTTATTGTAAAGGTCCAACAAAGTCACCTGCTGTTTTTATTTGCCCTCTAAACCCAGCATTATACAACTCATTTAATGTTTGTTGAGAATTGAGTGGAGTACCCAAGAAAGTTTTCGCTGTTGGTGGTCCAAGTAAATTATCATTTTCTGGTAATGGTTGATCTGGATTCGCGGGATTTGTTGTGGGTGCTCCGCTAGGAGTTGTAGTTGGCGTATCAAAACCAGTTTTTGCTACAACATATCTACTATAATTAAATGAAGCAGTAACCTTTGTGATGGTACTAGACTCGTAAGAAAATGGAATAGCAACAATATTCATTGGGAACGCATCAATAAAAGTATACTTAATTAATGATTGTGGTCTAAAACCAGAATTAGGAACACTTGGATTCGCCAAGAAGTTTCTTTCAAACTTAACTACAGATATATCTCTCTTATACTCATTTGGATATTTCATTCTGTAAAAATTATCACTTTCACTAAATCCAGTTTGTCCATTACCAGATCCTTGATATACGCTACCAGATGAATAAATTGGATCAATAAAATTCATCCATTCTTCTAGAAGACGAAGTGAGTTATAATCATCGTCAACATAGAAAGTCAAATCAAAGTCCGTATATATTCTTCTCGTTGCAAATCTTTCAATAACTCCTTGACGACTACCACTTTCTTCACTCATGTCAAATGATGATCCAGGAAGAGTCACATCAGAACAAAGAAAATCATATGACTTTGGATCATTAAGTAACCCACAAGATGTCAAGTGAGTATTGACGCCAGTACCTCCTGCTGCCAAATTCAAATTCACCATGAACTGAGAAGTCTGAGACAGTTTTCCGATAATAGCGGAAACCCTAGACATCTTTGCGTAATAGAGTTCGGCGGACTCTGCCATCTAAATACTTTGAAACTACTTATATTATATGTATGTCATATCATGGACGTTACCTTCCAGAGAACCCAACAAAGTACAAAGGTGACCCCACAAATATTGTTTACAGATCTTTATGGGAACGGAAGTTCATGAGGTATTGTGATCTAACTGAAGAAGTTGATCAGTGGCAATCAGAAGAATTTTGGATTCCTTATATTTCACCAGTTGATAATAGAGTTCATCGTTACTTTCCAGATTTCTTTATCAAGTATAAAGACAAAACAGGAAGACATAGAACAGTGGTTGTTGAAATTAAACCCAAAAGACAAGTAGAGATGCCACCACAAAATCCCAAGAGAAGAACAAAGGCATGGGCCAATTCAGTAAAGACTTGGGTAGTTAACCAAGCAAAGTGGAAAGCAGCAAGAGAGTTCTGTGCTGATCGTAATTATGAATTTAAAATTATGACAGAAGACGACCTAGGAGTATAATGGCAAGATTTTCATCGTCAAAATTTTATTCAAGACTAACTGGTCACGAAAAAAAGAATCTTTCTAGTTATGATTTAACTCAATTAAGAGCGATTGCGAAAAATTATGGTATAACTGGATATAGTAGACTAAAAAAAGAAGACCTAATTGACGTAATTAGGTTTAATCCAACATACCTAAAAAGCACACCCAAAAAAAGAAAAGCACCAAGAGCAAAATCGGTTAAAGAGGCACAAGAACTAATTGATTTATATGATGAAGAAGAAGATTATATTGAAGACACAACCATTGAACAAAGAATAAGAGAAAAAGCAATTGGTAAACCAAACACTGATGAAGACTGGTATGCTTCTCAATTATATTCGGAGTTAGAATTAGTAGCAGAACAAAGGTTACCTTCAATAGGAGAATTCTGCTTCTTTAGTTACAGTGCAGCGTATCCAGATCGGTACAAATACTACGACCAAAGACCACTAACATACATATTAGAATATCAAGAAGACAAAATCCTTGGTGCAAACGTTCACTACCTGAATCCAAGTTATCGTGATTCCGTTGCAACTTCCCTTCTAAATAAAGGTGGAGCAGCGTATGTACCAAAGAAAACATTGCACAGTTACTTCATCAGCAATATGGATAACCTCTTTATAATTCCAGATAGAGATCTGGAAGGTATTGCTAGGTTAGTAACCGAAAGATTCGTAGATCGTGATGGTGTTAAAGTAGAACTTCAAATGGTCTGGGACAGTTAAATGGCAGAAAAACTAGACATAGATATTGGTCCTGGAAATATACTTCAGTTAGGTAATGGTGGACTAACTGATGGCACGAAGAGAATTGGCAAGAACAATTATTTCTATGATAATAGTGCTACAGTATATGACGCGCAGGTGGGCAATACCGGCCAGCGTCCACTTGAGATAAGATATAATACAAATAATGGTATCGTTGTATTAGTTGAACCAACTAGTTCTACTGTTCTATTTCAATCTGTTCCAGGTGGATCGTCAAATTTCACTCAAGAAGGATTGACACTCATAAAGAATGGAGACCTAAACGTTGGCGTGGGTACGATGAAGAAACCACTCACGACAGAAGATGTTTTAGGTGTAATTAAAAATGAATCTACCTTTGCTGGCACTAAATGGACTGCTGACGCAAAAGCAAGCAGCGGAACACAAAGAGCACCAATAGTAAACAACGTTCTGAAAAGTGCAACTGGAGTTGGGACTGACGGAAAGGTACAAGCAACTGCAGGAATTGGAACGAATCCACCCCCAGCACCATCTCAGGAAGAAAACAATAATCCCATTAAGAGTTTTGCTGAGTCGCTAGGTGAAGGTGCTATTGCCCTCACAAACAAATTTGTAAAGGGTATTGAAACAGTTTCTGGTGTGCAGTTGGATAAACTTGTTATCACCGAGGATATGTTAAATGGATTGCAGTTTGGTTCTGTTGATGATGCAATTTCTGGCACATTTACATATCCAATAGATGCGACCTATGGTAATAAAGATGCAAACATAAATTCAATACAAGACCACATCCAAATAGCACAATTCAAATACAAACCCCCATATAAAGATAATATATTCAAAAAGGGTGGTTCTGTGGGTATATTGACATCAGGAAGTGTGCGAACAACTTCTCTAGAAAAATTTATTGGACTTGTAAATCTTCCAATGCCAAATAGCATTTCTGATTCCAACTCCGTCAATTGGGGTGAAGATCAAATGAATGACTTAAATGCTGCTGTTCTTAATGCATATGCATCAGCTCCAAAACCAGCAATCACTGCGGCAGGTGTGGGAGCAGCTGCTGGAGCATTAACTGGAATCGGTGGGTTAAGTAGACTAGCAACATTTCTTGCACTATTAAACAATGCAGGAGGAGCACAATCTATAGCGGGTTTGTTGGAAAATAAAGGATCTGGCGCTTTAATCAAAACTGCTATTTCATCCAGAATATTAGCACAGGCGGGAATTCAAGTTTCTCCAGAATCTATATTAGCAAGAGGATTTGGGGTTGTTCCAAATAGTAACATGGAGTTATTATTTAATTCACCAACCCTAAGATCATTCCAATTCTCATGGAAGTTAAGTCCTAGAAGTCTAGATGAAGCATTGATGGTAAACCGTATTGTCAGATTCTTTAAGCAAGGAATGGCAGTTAAAAAAATAAATGCAACAGCAGGTTCTAATTCTTTATTCTTGGGAACTCCAAATATATTTAAACTGAAATTCAAAACTCAAGGTAGACAAGAAATTGAAGGTGTAAATAAAATAAAACCATGTGCAATTAAAACATGTAGTGTTAACTACACCCCAGAGCAAATTTGGTCATCGTATGAAAACGGTCAACCAGTAAGTATACAAATCAGTTTAACAGTTCAAGAACTTGAACCAATTTACGATACAGATTACCAAGAAAATATAGAAAATGGTAGAAGTGATAATGGAGACATAAAGTCTACAGGTGATTTGACACCAGTCAAATTAACAGATATAGGTTACTAAAATGTCATACTTCAGAGAACTACCCAACATATCTTACGTCTCTCGTCTGCCTGGTGCAAATAGAAGTGATGAACGAATTGAAGTTAAAAACATTTTCAAGAGAGCAAAAATTAGATCTGATATAGAAAGTGCAATCACTGCATTTAAATTTGGAACAATTCCAGAAGGTGCAAGACCAGATGTAGTTGCAAAAAATGTTTATGATGATCCAGAATTGGATTGGGTAGTGCTCATCACAAATAATATAACCAGTATTAGAGATCAATGGCCTCTGAGTCATAATGATCTGGAAAGTTACCTGCTTGATAAGTATGGTTCTACCGAAAACATCTACGCTGTTCACCACTATGAAACTTTTGAAATCAGAGATGAATACAACAGAACTATTCTGGAAGGTGGTTTAGAAGTAGACTCCGACTTCCAGTTTACATATTCAGCATTTGATGGGACAATCAAAACTGTAAATCCAGTTGGACCAGTTACTAATTATGAATACGAAACTTCATTAAATGAAGCAAAGAGAATTATAAAAATACTAAAACCAGAATACTTGTCGGCATTTGTAAGTGACATGAGAAACATGATGAGACACCAAACCTCTTCACAGTATGTAAGTAGAACCATGAAGAGGTCGTATAATCCTAAGGATTCTGGGGTATAAAAAAACCCTCCTTTCGGAGGGTTACTGAATCAGGAGTTGACCAGTCGGGCGAAGTAGTTGAGGGAATCATCCTCTTCATCCGAGTTGCTAGAATCATAACTCGGCAGTTCAGGTTCAGAGCG